CAGGTACACCAATAAAAGCTCAAACAAGTACACCGCCATCAGGTACACCAATAAAAGCTCAAACAAGTACACCGCCATCAGGTACACCAATAAAAGCTCAAACAAGTACACCGCCAACAGGTACACCAATAAAAGCTCAAACAAGTACACCGTCATTAGATACACTAATAAAACCTCAAACAAGTACACTGCCATCAGGTACACCAATAAAAGCTCAAACAAGTACACCGCCATCAGGTACACTGCCAACAGGAACACCACCAACAGGAAATACACCTATTAAACGTGGTGGTAATATAGTAGATATGACAAAATTATTTATTTTTTGATAAAAATGAGTATATCATAAAATGCGCTAATACGTTTTTGATATAAATTATATTGTTGTAAACATTCGAGATTATTTTTTTGTCCATAATTTAAAAAATTATCTTTGATTAACAAATCATAATTGTGTTTAATAAAAAATTTTATTAAAAAACTACTATAAACTAAATTTTCTTTAATTTCATTATCTAGACCATATGCACCTAATAATTTAATTCCAATAGTATTTCCGTATGGTGATAATTTTTTTTGATTATAATCGTAGTATGCTTGAATTTGAAATAAAATAGAGTTATCTTTTTTATTTTGATATAATCCATTATGTTTTTTCATTAGATAGTTAATTAATTTTCCATTCATTGATAAAATAATTAATTTTCCTTCAACTTTTAAATTATGGTTAATGTTATAAAATAGATTACGAAAATCATTTTTTGTATTCATACAATAATGAATTGTCCAAAACATATGTATACAATCTGCTTCAATATTATTATTAAAAATTTTAATTAACATTTGTTTAGATTTATCATCAAGTCCTGCATTTCCATTATACCATAATTCATTTCCAATACTTCTAATATAATTTATTCTAGGAAATTTATTAAGTTTACTTTGTTTGGAATATTTTTTTATAGCACTTTCAATTGATTTTTCACTTGGTTCTAAACCAAATACTTTTTTTATTTTATTTTTTACCCATGCTTCATAATCGTGACCTCTACCAGAACCGATATCAATTAGAATATCAATATTATTAGAAAAATTGTGTATAATTAAGTTTTTTATTATTTGATGACAATGTTTAACTAGGTCTGTTTCTGAATTAGATTTGAATTTACCTTGATATAAGTCATAAGATTTAGTTAAGTTATTTGTTTCCATAATTAAAAAAAATATAATATATATTTTTTTATTAATTTATTGTTATATTGTTATATTGCAATGACAGAATATTTCGAGGGTAATTATGATTTTTTATCAAATACAATATTTCAAATATTTAAACCAAATGAAGATTTAATTTGTTGTAAAGATTTAACATTAAATGTATTAGGTGGAAAAATTGCATCTAATTTTATAGATCCAATACAATTATTATGTGATCATTTTCAAAATAAGTATTATGAGGATTTATTATTAATTGCGAAAAAGAATGAATATCATATACCATTATCAATTACGTATGATAATACAACAGTATATGACAAAGAAATAATATTAAGATATATAGAATCGAGTATAAAATATAATTTATTAGTTACATCAAAGAAAATAGATAATTATGATATTTTTTATGAGATATCAAATTTATCAAAAAATCAATTAACTGGAATAATATTTCAATTAGAAATGCAAAAAAACGAGATTAAAAAATATGATCATTATCGTGAAATTAGTAAAAAATTTGGTAATAATTTATATTGTTATTATGTAGATAAAACAAAATATATTGTAGACAATACATTAGAATATGTAATAGAAGATTATAATGGAATTAGAGAAATTACACAAGTGATATTTAATGAATTATCATTAGAAGTATTAAATATATCTCGCTTAGATAGATTAATTAATAAAAATACATATAAAACTATTTTTAATCATTTGATTTATAAACGATATTTATATTCAAAAATAAAAGTAATAGATCAAATTAATTTTATTTTATTTAGTTGTTCTATATTATTTACATTAGGTACAACTGTATGTAAAGATATTGATCTATTGGTATATCACAAAAATAAAACATCAGAAATGGAAAACGCGATTCAAATATATTTTATTGATAATAAATTTCCATTAATTGATTTTCATATGAAAGGTTATGGAGAATGGTTAGATGATGGTAAAAAACAATATTTAGATGATTGGTTTTTATCAGAATGGCCAAATTTATATGGGTCAAAGGATATGGAAAATACATTTTTTGATCCAAAATACCATTATTATTTTATGGGTATGAAGATAATAAGTTATAAGGCAGATATAATGAGACGAGTAAAAAGAAATCGTGCGACTGCATATACAGATTTAATAATGTTAGATTATTTAAATGGAATTATAGTAAAACCATTTAAATTAGAACGAGAATATTGGCAAAACAATGAACGATTTATTTATTCAAATGATGATTTAATATATATGATATATAAAATATTAAGATATGTTATTACATGGCATAAATTACAAATACCTGCAAAACGTGTATATGACTATATATTATGGCCAGATGATTTTTCATTAAATTTAGAACAATTAAATGAAATCGATAATAATATGAACATATGGATAAAAAAATATAAAATGCATCTTATTCAAATTAGTGAAAATAACAACAAACAAAAATTAGTTATTTGATTAGATTTCATATTGTTCGTTATTTACATTTATTTTATATTCTTGATCATTTGAATTGACCGGATTAATTTCTGATAATTTTCTTTTTTTCTTTTCTTCTGAATGTGCATTTTCTATTTTTTCGATTTCTACATTATATGCAAATGTTTTTAGAATAGAAGATTCAACTTCTTCATCAAATGTAGTATACATTTTGCTTTTGGCAAATGTGCATTGATGAGGATATGTTTTTTGTATGAAATACAATAAATTTTCACGAATAATAGATATTTTATATTCTATTTTGAGTTGTTCTAATGTATATAATGATTTTATACTTTTGTTTCCATTAGTAAAACTTTTGATTAATCTACCAAGATAAACAATAAAATGTTTGAAATAAATTAGTTCATTAACATTATTATTTAATGCGAACAAAACTAACTTAATATTACAAAATACGTTAAAATTATTAGATATTTGTTCCAAAAATGTAAGTAAATCAAATTGATCTATATCAATTATTAGATTAGTTATAATTTGACACATGTTGTGAAAATGTCGTAAAAAAGTTTTAAGTGTAACATTATTAGTAGTTTCGTTTTTACAGCATTCTATATATTTTGCAGAAATAAGTCTTTTGTTCATAGTTTTTTAAATTGAGTATATATTATTACATATCCTATAAAAAAATATTTTTGCAATTTTTTTTAATATTAAATGTCTCCGATTTTTCTTTTTATACATTTTCGAGGCATCATACATTCTACATTGTTTCTAGTATATAATTCAACGGTTTCTATTAAATCTAATTCAAGAATAGCATCATTTAATTTTGATCGATATTGATTTCGATATGTATTATTTAAAAACCAATTGTTGATCAATTTACATATACGGATTGAGTTTTTTTTGCAAATTAATAGATCATTTAATGTTTTTACTAATAAATCATCAACAACTGTATGATTAAATGTAATACTTCGAATTTGATCTATAGAATTAGTAATATAATATCTACTTTGATTTATTGTATTTTCGAATAGAATCATATCACCATATTGAATATTTCTAATATCAAAATTTTTAGTCAATGAATATGTATCAAAATGTTTAATACAATCTTTTGTAAATATATTTACAATTGTATTAGTACAAGTCAAATTATTTAAATTTGAATCATGTTTGATGATTTGACAAATTTTATAAATATTTTTTGCAACTTCTAGTAAGTGTGGTACATTTTGTTTTGCCATATATTTTAAATCATGCAAAACAAAATAATCGTAATTAGTTGCAACATATTCAGGTTCTTCCTTGAAACTCATAAATATATGATTATTTAATGTATCGCTATTGTTTGTCATTTTTTATTTATAATTACTATAATATTTAAACATATTTATAAAATTATATTAGTTCAATTTTTTTATTTTATTATAAAAAAATGTAAATATTTTGAATATAATACTATAATTTGGCCGATTTGGTCCAATAATAGAGATTAACATTTGTTTTGGATTAATTATTTGTCTAAGAATTTTATTAATTTTATTGACATCTAGATTACTAAATTTATTGACTATGTCATCTAATGTTTCTACTTTGGCACCATTTAATATAGTTTCTGTAAAATAATTAAAATAACTCAATTGTTTTTGGAAATATACCATTAAACCTGTTAATTTTAAATTTTTTACTTTTATTAATTCTTTATCATTAACACCATTTGTATACAAATCTATAAATACATTTACAATAGCTATTAATGCATCAATAATTCTGTCATTATTAACACCAACTGTAATATTTAATAAACCAAAATTTTTATATGTGTCCATATATGCACTTTGTGAATAAGATATACCATTGTCTTCACGTAATGCTTTAGTTAGTCGACCACTCATTCCATCAGTTAATAAAGATGTAATAATTGCTATAAAATGATTATTTTCGTTATAATTTCTCCAACATGGAAATGAAATTGTAATTACTGTTTGTTCTGCAGAATATTTTTCATAAATTAATCTATTTTTGATAAATATATCTTTTTTTGAATCAAATGATAAATCTTCGTTATAATTAATATTATTGCTATATTTATAATCTATTTTATTTAATGAAATTTGTTGTTCTGTCAATTCTTTAATTGTTTTAATAATATGATTAATAGTATATTCCAAATGAATATTTCCACTAATTGTTATTATGGTTTTGTCATATGTATATTTGTTTTTACGAAAATTTATTAAATCTATTCCAGTTATCTTATTAATACTATTTCTAGTTCCAATTATTGGTCTTGAATATAATTTGTTTTTTTCTTGTGTAACTAATTTTAATAAATTAAGATATTGTCTTAAATGTTTATCATCATATCTCATATTATATTCTTCAATAATTATTTGACGTTCTATTTCTACATCTTCTGGTGGAATTATTGGATTAAAATACATATCTAATAAAATTGTTAATATTTCGTCATGAAATTGTGGTAAACCATGAATTTCATAATCAGTGTATTCGAAACTAGTTGTTGCATTGTATGATGTACCTAATTCATCTAATCGATTAATTAATTTTTTTCCAGGATAATTTTTAGATCCTTTGAACATCATATGTTCTAAAAAATGCGCAATCCCCAATTCATTATCATTTTCATCTAATGATCCAACACCTATATATACACCATAAGATATAATTGTAGCATCATAATTAGGAATAAATAAAAATTTCATTTTATTGTTAGCTTCATATAAATAATAATTTATAGTAGGTAATTTAATGTAATTGGATTCCATAATATAATATGATATAATAAATTTATTATATTGTAATAGATTTAGTTGTCATTTTTAATTAAAAAATAATGTCTAAATCAATTATTTATTTTAATGTCTAATAAAATAAATAATGACAAATAAACCTAACTTAATACTCGATCTTGACGAAACATTAGTTAAGTCATTTGTTTATTTTATTACTGATTCGTCAACAAAAATATCAACATGTGATTACAATGATGAACTATTATTATTATCTTATGATTTTGGCAACTCCAAAACAATAATTTATAAAAGACCATTTTTATTTGATTTTTTATTAGAAATGAATCAACATTTTAACATATCTGTATATTCATTAGGCCATAAATATTATGTTAACATGATTGTTAATAAAATTAATGAAATAATTGGATATAATATTTTTAAAAATGTTCATTCAAATAATCCACATAAAATGATATATTATAAAAATTTAAAATCATTAAAAATTGAGATGTTTGATGATAATTGTATGATTATAGATGATCGAATAGATGTATGGTGGTATGATTCTTATAAAGTATATCATATTAAACAATATGATATTCCATCAGATGATGATATTGAATTATTAAGACTGATAATTAAAATAAAAAAATATATTGAGTCACATGAGAAAATTGATTGTAATGAATTATTATTATCATTATTACAATTCACATTATAACAATAATTATATTATACAATTGCAAGTTTAAATAAAATTAACAGATCATAAACATTGTCAATTTTAATATAATATTTATTAGTTTTTATTTTATTATAATATGATTTATTATATAATATTTCATGTCTAGTCAATGATGGATATACATGATGAAATGATCCCAAACCATAGATAGACCATGCAAATACAATTGATATAATAATATTTATATTATACAAATATTGATAAGAAATTGTCGCAGTTATATTTAACCATACAATAATCATTGCATAATCTATTATCTAATATTGTTAAGTCAATTGTAAGATATAAAAAATTGATATATATAAATTTACATAAATAATTAATACATACAATATGTATATTAATTGTAATAAATGATAAAAGCGTATAATAATCATAATTATAAAAAAAAAACATATTCAAAATCAAGATGGATTCCAAAGACAATACAATTTAATGATAACAATGATAACAATGATAACAATGATAATAATGATAACAATGATAATAATGATAATAATGATGATAATGATAATAATGATAACAATGATAATAATGATAACAATAAATCATTAATTATTGTTGAATCTCCAGGGAAAATAAAAAAAATTAGATCTTTTTTGGGTTATAATTATTTAGTTATGGCAAGTGTAGGACATATTATGGATTTACCTCCAAAAGAACTTGGTATTGATCTTAATACATTAGAACCCATATATGTAATCAATAATGATAAAACGGCGGTTGTTAAAAATTTAAAATTAAAATTAAAAAATAATAATATCAAAAACATTTATATTGCTTCAGATGCAGACCGTGAAGGAGAATTTATTGGTTATAGTTTGGTTTCTATTTTAGGACTCAAAGATAATTATCAACGTATATCATTTCATGAGATAACGAAAAAAGCGGTTAGAAATGCAATAAGTAATCCGACAAAATTAGATCAAAATATGATTAAATCCCAACAATGTCGACGTATTACAGATAGATTAATTGGTTATTTAGTAAGTCCTATATTAAGTAAAAATGTACATGGTGGTTATGGTGCTGGCAGAGTTCAATCGGTAATTGTTAAATTGTTATTAGACAAACAATTAGATAGAGAACGATTTTGGACATGTAATGATTCATCATATTTTATATGTAATGGTATATTTAATATAAATGTACCAAAATTATGCGAGAATAAATTTAAGTTAAATTGCAAGTTATATACTGATAATATATTAATAAAAACAGATAAAATTACAATGTATAGATGTTTTGAAACGATAAAAGAATTTAATAGTTATGGAAAATGGACAATTGTTAATAGTGATTTACGAGATGTAAAAACTTATCCAAGTCCGCCATTTATTACTTCAACGTTACAACAAGGTGCTTATTATAGATATAAATTTAGTCCAGATAAGACTATGAAAATGGCACAACAATTGTATGAAAAAGGTTATATTACTTATATGAGAACAGATTCCCCATGTTTATCTCAAGATGCTTTATTTCAAATTAAAAATTATGTTGAAACAACATATGGATCTCAATATAGCAAAATGAAACAATACAAAGCCAGGAGTGCTTCTGCACAAGAAGCACATGAATGTATTAGACCAACTAATATTGATGTATTAAGTGATAATATTACAGATGTATATGATGATGTTAAAAAATTATATCAATTAATTTGGGAACGTACTATAGCGAGTCAAATGATTGAATGTACGACAACAAATTTAGATTTAACATTACAATTATTATTAGATGATCAATTAAGTGATAAATGTAAAATAATGTTTATATTTAGTAAATTAAATTTGCCAAAATTTGTTGGTACTGTATCGAAGATAACTAATATGGGATTTAAAATTATTTATCGTGAAGATAAAGATGATAATGTAGAAAATAAAGAAAATACAGACAATATAAATGAAAATATTAATTTTAATTATAATTGTTGTAATTCGAAAAAAAGTAAATTTGATAAAATATCATTGATAGATATGTCATCAAATGAATCAGTAAATATGTCACAACCATTGTATAATCAACCAACATTAATTAAAACATTAGAAAGCTATGGTATAGGAAGACCATCAACATATGCAAATTTAATAAAAAAAATAATCGATTATAAATATGTTGAAATGGGAAATGTGTCAGGATTTGAAAAAAATTTGATAGAAATGAAATATAAAACATCAACAAATAAGATAACAATAAAACAAAAAAAATCAATAGTTGGTGGGGAAAAACAAAAAATGTTAGTTACTGAACTTGGACAAAATGTGGTGAATTATTTAAGTAAAAATTTTCCAGGGATGATGGATTATAAATTTACGAGTGATATGGAAAATAAGTTAGATATGATTGCAAATGGAGAATTATCATCTCAAAATGTATTAAAAGAATTTTATGGTAAATTAAGTGGATGGTTAAATTGTACTATCAATAAAAAAAAAAGTTCAATTGAATTATAATCAATTATTTTTTTATTATGTTTCAAAATTTTTATTTAATTCATTTAATTTTAATTTTATCTTTTCAAAATTATACCACCAAATGTCAAATAACATATATTCTTTTTCTTCTTTTTCTGTTTATTTTTTAATTTGATTTTTTGTTTTTTCATCATAATGGACTTCAAAATAAAAATCTGATTTATCAATAAAATTTAACCATTTTAATAGTTCAGATACATAATCGTTATTTTGCAAAACGTTTGTATATGTAAAAGTTTCATTCCTATCTTCATATTCAATATTTCCGCTAAGTTTATTATTAAATTCATTTGCTTTAAGAACCATAGTATAATTACACATATTGAAATATATATCTTTCAAAAGAAAATAAATATTATCTTCGAATGACAAAATTTTTAATTGATGATCATTACATATTTTTATATAATTTTTACCATTATATTCTATACCACTCAATTATATTATTTATGATAACATGAAATAATAAAAATATCAGTATTTATATAATTCAATTTTTTTTATAAATCGATAAATTATATTGTGGTTTTGGATATGTTAATTATATAATTATTACTTTTAATGCTATTTATGTTAGATTTTTTTGTTACATAAATAGCATATTTATTTCTATTAGATTGAGTGAATAATTTATTATTTTGTCCAAATTTAATTGAGTTTTCATTATCATTTAAGATCATTTTTAATTCAGTTCCATCAAATGTAAATAAGCCATCCATTGATTCATAAAAATTTCCATTTCTAAATATTATAAAATTAAATAGATCATTTGCATTTACTGATTTTTGTTGAACATATTTATTTTTTTGTTTTGAAAATCCAATTAAATCTGAAACAGTACCTCTGGAACCATTAAAATAAAAATATAATTTATCATCATCAGTATATAATGATAATGATAGTGATAAATTATATTTTTTTTTTGTTAATAATGTTGTAAAAAAAAAAAAAAATATATATATATATATATATATATATATATATATATATATATATATTATAAATCATATAAATAAATTTATAACTTGTTTTATAATTTATTAACTACGAAAATACAAATTTATTCAGAAAGTTTGCGTTTTAAATTTTCTAAACCATACCACCATATATCAAATAACATATATTCATTTATATTTGAATCTGTTATTTCATTGTCTTGTTCAAATTAAAAATCAGATTTAACAATTGAATTTAACCATTTTAATAAATTTGTTTTATATGTACTAGAATGTAAAACATTTGTATATTTAAAATAATCATTACGTTCTTCATATCTTATACCACCTGATAGAGCATGATTAAAATTGTTTGCTTCTATAACATAATCAATACCAGAAATATAAAAAAATATATCTCTCAAAAGAAAATAAACATTATTTTCCAAAGATAAAAATTTTAATTGATGATCATTATGTAATTTAATATATTTTTTTCCATCATATATTATTCCACTCATTTGATAATATTTGTATATATTTATATGTAATAAATACAAATATAAAATAAGTAAAATTCAATTTTTATCTTTATTTGATTATAATTTATGTTTCATATAAATATACATTTTTTGCATTTTTTTTGATTAGTGTGTTAACAACATTAATCAAATCATTACAAGTACATTTTTGATTTTTTGCATTTTCAATATACCAATTCCATTCTCCATCATCTAATAAACCTGGAAATTTTTTACAATCAATACAACAAATTCTATCATCATATTTTGTATTTTCTTGACATTTATTATGATATACGCGTAGTTGACCATATTGATTATACAATACAACTATATCACCATTTGCCAACCATTTAATTACATCTGCGAATTGATTTTTTGTAGTAACAGGATCTTCATATTTTTTTGAATTGATATTTTCAATAATATTATCGATATTGGATATCATGTTTATTATTTATTATAAATAGATTGACATAAAATAACAACTAAAAATATATTCAATTTTATCATATAATAAATTAGATAAATATATGATAAATTAGTGCATAATATTTTTATAGAAAAATATAAAAAAAACAATAATTTAGATATAGTTAATATAAAAAAATATATATTAACTATAATTACAAATATTGGAAATAAAACATATACAATTAATTAATCAATTAAATATGACTATAAATCAATATTATAGTCCAATAACATTTCTATCTTATACATATAATAATAAAAAAATTAATGAGTATATTAAAGAAGTTTATAGGGAAGATATATTAAATGAATTAATTATTTGTACAAAACAAGACAATATTATGTATTTTAGTTTGATGGAGAGTATTATAAATACATTAGATACTGAATTATGGTTTAAATATATTTCATTAATGTCATCATTAAAATATTCAACAGATATTAAAATATTTATAAATACAGTTGGGATATATTTATTAAAACTTAATCCATGTCCATTATATTACAAAGGTACATATATACATGTTAAATTTTTAATGGAATTAGATGATGATATTATAGATGTTATAAAACCAGAATTTATGAGATTATTTGGAATACAATTTAAAAATATTTTAAAGAATGATGCAAAAAAATTTCAACATTTGGAAAATCCGATTGTATTAAGTAAAAATATAGACAATATATTTAAATAATTTTTTAATTATGTTTAATTTCAAAAAAATATGTTTTCAATTTATACTGTTGCAAAAAACATAAACGTATAGACAATATCCTATATATACTCTTAATATAAGTCATGAATATTTTACAAAACAATAAAATTAATATAATGGTATATAATAATTGCAATTTGCCGAATAGTTTTTAAACATATAATTTTTCCTATATATAAAAAATTAATTATTATAAACAAAAAATACTAATAGATAAACTTTTTATTGCAATTATAGATAAATTAGAAATTTGAAATTCATATGATAAATATCAATTTAATAAACGCAAAATTAAAGTAATTATTTTAAGATATTTTAATAATAAATTTTTTTGAACGTTTTTAAGTGAACATAGTTCGCGCCTTTGTTTTTTTATAATAAAAATGTAAACAATTGTGAAAAACATAACAACCCAAGGAGTCAAATATTATTACCTAGTAGATATTTTTAAATTAAAATATTCATTTCCGAAATCAATAATTTTGTTTTTTTCATTAGTTGGTTTTTTATCCCAATGTGCAACTTGTCTAGCAGTTGAATAGTTTGATTTTAAATAATTTCTATTTTTATAAATAAAATAATAATATATATTATTCCATGTATTTATCCATTCCAAATTACCATTATTTAATATAAAATCAGACATATTTTTTATATAATTTGTTGAACTAAAATATGGACGCGTCATCATTGAAACCTTGTCATTTTCTAATGCATGTTGTGACATACCATGAACATTAGAAATCATTACCCATTCATATGAATCAATACATGTTATCATAAACCATTTATATATTTCAATTGGATTTATTTGTACTAATAAAGCCCAATTACCTATATACATTAATCTTTCAATGTGATGTAAATAAGCATATTTTTTTACTTTATTAATTAAACAATCGATAGGATAAATATTTGTGGTGCCATTGTACCAATTTGTTGTTATTTTTTTATTATGACCAAAGAAATTCATTTTATACATTTCTTTGCCATGAAATTCATATAACAATCTAGTATAACTTCTCCATCCAATAACTTGTCTAATAAAACCTTCATAGTTATTTATTCGTTTTTTCTTTTGATCTGAAGTTGATTTATTAAATTTATGTATTAATAAATTTATACATTCATCTGCACATATTAATCCAATATTTAATGATGAACTTAAACACGAATGAGAACCTATGATAATATCATTAGATACTGCATCTTGAAATTCTCCAAACGTATTTATTTTATTTATTATAAAATGTTGTAACATTTTATGGGCTTGATTATGGGTTATTGGATATATAAATTCTTCTAATATTTCCCCAAAATTATCATTAAAATTTTTTTCAACATATGTTATTGCTTCAGATAAATATTTATTTGTATCTTTATCAAAATAATTAGATGGAAATATTTTAGGTTCTGAATAACTTTTACTAAAATTTTTCCTATTTTCAGTATCAAACGACCATTTACCAAATAAAGGTTTTCCATCTTTCAATAATAAATTTAATCTAGTTCGATTCCATTTATAAAAATCATCATGACGATATTTATTTGAATCGTTGTATTTTTTATATTCTAATAAATCATCATATGTTTCCATAAAACTTAAATTATCATATATTGTTGAAGATGCGGAATATTTATTTATTTTTTTAATTAAATCATGATCAATTGGATCATAACAGTAAATATCAATATTTTTATTTGTAATTGATTGCCATAATATATTTGATTTATTGAAGTTGACATATGATACGACGGTGCCAAAATTGAATAATAAATAATCATAATAATATTTCATTGAACTACGATGTAAAATAAGTTTTTGTTTATGAAATTTAAATTTTGTAAAATATGTAAGTTCTTCAAGAATTATAATTTTATTAATTAATTTTTCATTTAATAGATTTGCGAGGATGTCTATATTTTTAAACAATGTATTTGGAAATATTATAAAAATTCCTTTCATATATTAAAAATATAATATTTTTTTAGTTAAACTATTTATAGAATATATCAATATTATTTTTATATGGATAATACAAAAAATATAAATCTATACGAAATTTTAAATGTTGATAAAAATGCATCTGATGAAGATATTAAAAAAGCATATCGTAAGTTAGCAATTAAACATCACCCAGATAAAAATCCTGGTTCAGATGGTAGTATGTTTAAGTCAATATCACAGGCATATGAAGTTTTATCAAATTCAGAAAAAAGACAATTTTATGATAGAACTGGATCAATTGATGGTACAGAAGATGCAATAAGACAACAAGAAATGTTTAATAATTTTTTTAATCCATTTGGCTTTAATAATAATATGAGTAGATTTAATCCGGATGTTAATTTATCAATTAGAATGGAGTTAGAAGAGATATATAGTGGAAAAAGTGTAACAATGACTATTAATAGAAATATATTAACAATAGATGGTAATAATAAACCGAATACAAAAACGGAAAGTCAAGAGATTACATTTACAGTTGAACCTGGAGTAAATAATGGTGAAGTTATGATATTACATGGTTTAGGTAATAAATTGATAAAAGATGGGAAAATTCAAAAAACAGGAAATGTTAAAATAGTAATAGAGGAGATTACACATAAAATTTTCAAAAGATCACCATATCAAAGAGGTCATATTTATATGAATCATAAGATATCAGTATTTCAGGCATTATTAGGTGAATTTTACTTTGTTATTTCAGGATTAAATAAACAGAAAATTAATTTAGATATTGGTAGGAGAGTAATTAAACCAGAAATGGTTTTATGTGTACCAAATCAAGGTATGAGATATAGTGATGGATGTGGAAATTTGTATGTAATTTTTGACATTGAATTTCCGAATGAATTAACGGACGAACAAAGAAGTTTAATGAAAAATGGGTTTAACTATGTGGAGACTCAAAGTAAGAATCCATCTAATTTTAACAATTATTCATTTACGAATACAGATGAATTAAATGTATTATTGACAAGCGATGATTCTCAGAATAGAAGAAATAATATGCATGAAAACAATGAATTTGGCGGAATAGAATGTAATCAGCAGTAAAATTGAATTAAAAATATTTTATGATATTATATAATGATATAATATTATAAAATATAATTGAGTGTATATTATTCGAAATATTTAGTCAATGAAAAAATATATGATAAATTATGGAGTATTAATGATAATTCGTGGGTTTTTTATAGCAGATGTACTGAATTAATGATTTGTAATTGTTATAATAAATATTATGACAAATTATATGCATATTACAAAGATAATTTTAATTTTTTCAAAATTGTATATAATGATTATGAAGGACTATTTAATACAAAAGATTATCCAACAATAATAACAAATAAAAATTCATTAACCAATATTTTTTTATTCGATAAAAATCAGTGAAGAAACGGAAAATTATTTAATATTTAATTTAAATGATGAAATATCATTTAAATTAAATAAAGTTAATTTAAATGATATCAATAATGTGGAAGAAAAAATGATATATATGAATGGTTTAATTAATGATAACTATATAATGGCAATCAAAAGAAGAATTGAGATGTTAGAATTAGAACAAAACTTTGAGACATAGAAATATATAGATATTTATCCAATGTTTTGTTTGTTAATTTATAAAAATATTGAAAAATATAGAGTATATATACACACCATAGTATTATTCATATTATTAATATAACATAATGAAACGCAAAACAGATAATTATATGTCAGGTACTATTGCAAAATATTTTCAAAATAATGATATTATGGGATATTATTTAAAATTATATAATATCAATAGTGTAGATGATTTAATTAATTATTATAATAAACAAAATAAATCAATTAATAATAATAGTAGTACAATTAGTGTTGGTAATAAAATAGAGAATAATATATTATTACGCGGTATTAAATATGAGAACCATATAATAGATAAATTACAAATTATTGCCAAAAAGAAAAAACTATCATTCGTAAAAATAGTAGAAGATAAACCTGAATATAAACATTATAATAAATATTTAAAACAAACTAATTTCGCAATTAAAAACAATGTTGATATTATATATCAAGGTTTAATACAATGTAGTCATAAAGATTATAAACTTCGCGGATTTCCAGATTTATTAGTCAGTAAAAAAGCATTTAATAAATTATTTTTTAATTTTATAGATAAAGTTGATAATGATACCATTAAAACAGTAAATGAAATGTGTGATTATATAGTTGTTGATATAAAATCTTCAAATATTGCATTAAATGTAGATGGTTGTACTGCACGTAATACGGACTTATTAAGAGCATATAAATCACAATTAGCATTATATGGTAAGATAATGACAATAAGACACAAGATACCATGTCCTACATATATATTACCATATACATTAAAATTAGAGTATTCATTAAATGGTTCAAAACATGAAAAAACATTTGTGAACAATATGTCAGATAAATTTCATTTGGTTAAAGTTGATATTTATAATAAAGACAAATATTATTTTGATCAAATCAAGCAAAATTATAAACAATTTTTAAAATGTAATGGATCAAAAAATATTTCATTTTTGTTTCCACAACAAGAACAACAATTTAAATCATTAACAGAATCAGAGTTAATTGATATAAAAAATGGAAAAAAAAATTTAGATTTTGATGTTAATTATATTTCAAAAAAAAATATAGAACAAATTCAAATTCCAATAGTTAGAGGTGGAATGATAGAAAGACATGATATTAAAAGATGGATTGCAACTCAAACTAAATCATTAAGTTTATTACGAGGATTTAATACAAATGATATTATTGAATTGAAGAAAAATGGAATATTTAGTTATTTACAACAAAAAGAAATTTTAGATTGGTATGAACAAAATAAACAAAATAAACATGATTATAATATAATTAAATCGATATTGCATGCGAATGTTCCAAATACAATTATATATTGCGATGATTATAAGTATAAATTAGATGAAATGACGAATAATATAATAAATAATAAATTTGTGTGTTGTTTAGATTTTGAGACAATACCAACTAAATTAATAAATGCAACAAATAATTTTGATATGTATAAAAATTATGATATAAAACAGAAAATATTTATGATAGGTGTGACTATATATTTGAATATAAATAGAAAATTAGAAAAATATGGTGAATATCAAGTTTATTTGGATAATATTATATTTGTAAATGATGAAGTTAATATAAATATATTAGATAATGATGTAATATGTATGTTTAATAAATTAAAAAAATACATATATTCAACATTAGGAATATTTACAGAAAATCCAATTGATAAAAAAGATGTTGTATTTTTGGTATGGTCGTCATTTGAACAAAATATCATGAAACAAATACAAAATTTCTATGATTATAATGATGACAATAAAAAATTATATGATATAGAAATAATAGATTTGTTAAAAGTTTTTACAGATAATAAACCGATTGGAATAAATGGAGCTTTTGATTATTCAATAAAAAGTATTGCAAATGGATACCGTATAAATGGATTATTAGATGATGTAGATTATTGGCAAAAAAAAGATGTAACAAATGGTTTTAATGCGATGTATTATGCATTATTACATTATTTAGGAGATTTATCGGATTGGAATAAATTTGAACAAATAAAAAAGTATAATTTAGTAGATTGTAGAATAATGGCGAATATAGTAAATATTACATATAGTTTGTTAAAAAAGAAAACAATATAATTATTTTTTTTTATAAATTAAATTAATGGTATTAAATCTAGTTGATTTATCACAAATCGGGGGAATTAAATATCCTGAATTAGATGATATTGATTTTCAAAAGAAGATTGGTGATGTATTTGGCAAATATAAAATAATAGATAAACCTTCATTCAAAGAAATATGTTTTCCAGATAAATTTACATTTCAATTACCACAATTATTTGTATCTGAATTTATTAATCCTAATACGCCATACAAAGGTATATTATTATATCATAAAATAGGTGCTGGTAAAACATGCGCAGCGGTTAAAATAGGAGAACAATGGAAACATAAAAAAAAAATTATTTTTGTTTGTCCAGCATCATTGATAGGTAATTTTTACAAGGAATTACGTTCTCTATGTGCAGGTAATGAATATATATCAGAAAAAGAGAGAAGAATGTTACTAAATTTTGAACCTGGATCAACGGAATATGATGATTTAATTGAAAAGATTCACAAAAGAATAGATAAAAATTATACTATATTATCATATAATAAATTTGTTGATTTATCAAGTAGGAATAAATTAACTCTCAAGGATAGTTTATTAATTATAGACGAGGTACAAAATATTGTTTCAGAACATGGATCTTATTATAAAACATTTTTAGAAGAAATACAAAATGGACCAAAAAGTTTACGAGTTGTTATTATGTCCGCAACTCCGATATTTGATAAACCTATTGAACTTGGTTTAACAATGAATTTATTAAATCCAATAAATAAATTTCCTATAAATCCTGAATTTAATAATACATTTTTAAAACTAAATAGAACTAAAAATTTTATATCTTATGATCTAAAAAATGCATCAAAATTAAAAAAATTATTATTAGGTTATGTATCATATTATCGTGGAGCACCAGAATATGTTTTTCCAAAAAAAATTGTTAAAATTGTAAGATGTAAAATGAGTTCATATCAATATTCATGTTATAAAACAGTACAAGGACAAGAAGGTGGAATTAAATTTGGAGATATATTAAAGTTACCAAATAATTTTTTTATAGGTTCACGGATGATATCTAATGTTGCATTTCCGGATAGATTAATTAAAGAAGATGGTTATAAAACATTTACTGGTAAAGCATTAGGAGATGATTTAGGAAAATATTCTACAAAATTTGTTAAAATATTAAACAATATTAAAAAAAGTAGTGGACCGTGTTTTGTTTATTCTAACTTTAGAGAGTATGGTGGAATTCAGTCATTTATTAAAGTATTGGAGTATAATGGGTACAAAGATTTTAACGAAGTAGGGACTGGGAAAAACAGATATGCAATTTGGTCAGGTGAAGAAGATATTTATACCAAAGAATATACTAGAGATGTGTATAATCAAAAAGAAAATGAAAATGGCTCACTTATCAAAGTAATATTAGGATCTCCTGCAATCAAAGAAGGAGTATCATTATTACGTGTTAGACAAGTTCATATAATGGAACCTTATTGGAATATGTCAAGATTAGAACAAGTTATGGGTAGAGCAATTAGATTTTGTTCACATAAAGACATTTCAAAAGCAGATCGAGAAGTAACAGTCTATATTTATTTAGCAATAGATCCACAAAATAAAAAATTAACCGTCGATAAACATATATTGGATATGGCATTTTCAAAAAAAGATTTGACTAGACAATTTGAAGATGTTATCAAGGAATCCGCAATTGATAAATATTTATTTCAATAAAGTTATATATATAGAATTAATATATATAACTTATATTATACAATATTGAATTATACACAATTTGAAGATAAAAAAATACTTATAACTGGTGTTGGAGGATTTATTGGAAATGCAACTGCAAATATGATATTGAATAATTCAAATAATTCTATTATATATGGTATTGATGAAATGAATGATTATTATGATATTAATATTAAAAATAATAATATTCATAATTTACATAAATTTAATAAATATAATGAACGTTTTATTTTTTTTCAAAGAACAATTGATCGTAATTGTATGAATGAATTATTTAATATAAACATAAGACCAGATTATATAATTCATTTAGCAGCAAGAGCAGGAGTTAGAAAAAGTATGGAAGAACCACAATTATATGTAACAAGTAATATTAATTCAACAATAGATATATTTAATTTTGCACATAAATGTAATTTATGCATCATCAAGTAGTGTTTATGGCAAAAGAAATAATATGGATTCATTTAATGAAAATGATTTAACAAACACACCAATTTCTCATTATGCAGTAACTAAAATCACAACTGAATTAATTGCATATGTATACAGTTATAATTATAATATTAAAACAACAGGATTAAGATTTTTTACTGTTTATGGACCAAATTCAAGACCAGATATGGCACCATATAAATTTATAACAAAAATATTAAATGATGAAGTTATAGATAAATATGGAGATGGAACAAGTTTTAGATCGTACACATATATTGATGATATAGTAGATGGTATATTATTATCAGTATTTAGATGTAATGGTTGTTTGTGTGAAGTGTACAATTTAGGAAATATCGAGCAGATATCATTGAATGAATTTATATCAATTATTGAAAAATATATTGGTAAAAAAGCAAAAATAAACCAGCTTGATAAACAATTAGGTGATGTAGATGCAACAATTGCAAATATTGATAAAGCAAAATTACATTTAAATTATAATCCAAAAATATCGTTTGATGAAGGTATAGAAAAATCAATTAAATTTTTTAAAGATGTCTTAAAAAAGTAATGCATATTATTATATCTCTAAGCTGTTAAATAATAATTTGTCGATTGGTATTTATGAGTTGTTTTCTTAACACACTTGTATTAGTTTTTTTGTTATATACACTAAATTGGGAATATTTTTCATTTTTTTTTATTTTGTTCTTACGAACAAAAGGCAAATTGAGTTTATTAATTCGATTGACATGGTAAACCATTGTCATTTAACCAGTCAATGATATTTTGATATTCATTATCTATTGCAACTTCACATGTTCTTTCATCCCAAAAACAAGGTGGATTTTGACTTCGTAACCATTGTAATACGTTTAAATATCCTTGAGCTAAAGCATTTGTAGAAGTCCATTCATTCCATTCACATGGTGGATTTTGACTTCGTAACCATTGTGTCTAGCAAATCTTAACAGTCGTAAACATCCATTTTTAGCAAATTTATTACAATTAAACTATATATCTGCCAATTCTTCTTGAGTAAAATATGGTTGATTTAGATATTGCACAAATAAATCATTTGTAACTACAAATGTTTATAATAATTTTAATTTTTCATTTGTGTTTAAATATGAAAATGTCATTTTCGAAATATCCATTGGAGTCATAGTGTTCAAATTGGAGCCTATTCTAAAACCTCATATTAATTCTATAATTTTATTTTCATATTTTTTACATTTTGTTTTATAATCAATGTTTTTATCAAACATAATGTCTGTTTTTATTAGTTCTATACCATTTTTTAATTTAAAATAACATATTTATACAATCAATTATATGCTTGAAAATTTTGTACAATTGTTTCATATTACAATACTTGTTGTTTTTGCTAATTAATGCATCTAATTTAGGTATGTTTTCATATTTTGCATATGTAATGGAAAGAGGATTTGTTTCAGTATATGTTGTATTTAAAAAGTTCTGATATTGCATTTAACAAATTATATTTATCAGTGCGAATGGTTTTGTTTGTATGATAAATATTTGCAATTAAATCATCTTTTGTTTTCCATTTAAGATTATAAATATGTTCCTTTGCATTAATATATGTATGATTAACCATACTACCATCTGGAAATAATATAAGTTATATTATTGTATTTGATTTATGTACAGCATTAAAATTTTTTACTATTTGCGGCATTTCATTTATTATAATCTCAGTTTCTTATTCACGAAATGCAGCTTCCAACGGAATTTCACCTAAATTAATATTTTCCTTGGAATTGCTATATTATTATCATCTTTATTATTTACTATTATGTATATTATCATACAATAAAATACCCGCTTTTTCATCACTACCACAACTGTTTAGTGCTGTTTAGTCTGGGTAATGAATATTTTGTAAATCAACATACTGGTAATAAATTAACTAAATTTTTTTGAATCATTTTATTGTTAGCATCTGTTATTAATGATTCATAATATAGATAATATAATATTTACATATATATTATTTTTCATTCTCATAATTACTTTCATCATCAAAATCATTACTTTCATCATCATTTTTAATTTGATCAATAATATTAACTTGATTAGAATATAATGATATATTTTCATCTGATTCGATTGAATAATTAACAATTAATTTTGTTTGTCTGTATCCTAATTTTTTATCGTTTTAATTAAACTTATTAGCATATTCGATCATTAATCTATTGTAATTATCATGATACTCAATATCAGGAGACATTAAAAAATCAGGTGGATTATGTATAAATATTAAAATATCAATTAAATCATCTAATGATTCAACTGGATTATATTTTTGTTCATATTTAATAATTTTATTTGTATCTGCTTTAATTTTTTTTATTAAACAATTTTGAACATTTTCATTAAAACAGTTCAAAAAATTAAAATCATCATAATAATAATCACCAAATGTATAATCATCAATCATTTCATTGTATTCTACAATTTTCATAAATTCTTTTTCATGATTGCAATAAAAATCAAAGTATCAATATCAAGATGATATGTAATATATTTTTTTTGTTCTGATTCTGACATTTCATTAAAATATTTTGCATAAAATATTTCATTTTGTTTTTGTTTTTGAACCACAAAAATTACCATAAAATTTCATAATTATAGTAATATAATTATTGATTATTTCTGTACTGATGTTATTAATGTAATTGTTATAATTTTCCATTATTGAAATACTTGAATTGATTTTAATATTTAGTTCTTTTAACAATAGCTCCATATTTTCAGGATCTGTATTTTTAATTAATTGTATTAAAACATTAAATAATACATGGTTAGACATAATTTTATTTGTATTTCTGTATCTTGTAATATTTTCATAAATATCTTTGAGATGTGTTTCATCAAATGTATCAAATTCTAATTTATTAAAATATTCTCTAGAAATTTTCGCATTATATTCCATATAATCTGGATCTTCTGTAATTTTTTCTGTGTAATTCCATAGAATGTATAAACTAGAATTTTCGTAAACGGTTATAGCTTTCATTGGATATAATTTATTAATTTCATCAATAAAGTTAGTACAATCATAATTTTCAATATATTGCTTGATGTGATTTTTAGTAATATTAATATTATTTAATTCACTATATTTTTTGCTACCTAAAAAACCAAATATTTGTAATAATAACAAAAATTTAATTTTATTTTCAAACAAAATTCTTTCTTCAGACACACCATCATATGATTCGTCAATTTGATCATTAGATTTATATTTAGTATAATTGACAAAATATTGGTCAATATTAAATTGAGATTCAGATTGCTTTGAATTTTCATCATCCCATAATATAGTATGATAAAATGTGCAAAACGTTTTTTTTTTCAACTATTTATAAAAATTGAATTTCAATTACTATACCATAATATCAATACATACATATTATTTATATTATGGCTATGACTAATTTAGACTTTGGCAGAGCTGAGTTAGACGAAGTAACTAACGCAATTATTATAAATAATGAAAGTGACATAAATCTTGATAATGTTTTCATAAAAAATATTTATAAACATGGTTTATTGTTTGGTTATAATATATATGAGTTATTAGAAGATCATAATAGAATTATTGGATATGGCATTCAATTAAACGATTTTTTGGCAGTGTTTGATAAACATTTTACTAAACATACCATTAGAAGAAATATTTTATATTATATGATGTGCACTGTTCGCATCGTTTCACGATGCTGAATGAGTTTGTTAGAATTGATCATAAATTAATTGATTTAATTAAATCAACTGATGATAAACAATATGGATCATTACCAGTCGCGAAAATGATTATTTTTAATCATGATACAGAATATATAAAAAGTTTTATTAAAAGACCGGAAATATATATAATTAGTAAAATTGCAATTGAATTGGCTAATTTTTGTAAAATTGAATTACAAAGTAATGTACTTGATTATCGTATTGATGGATTATTTACTATTACATCATTAAAATGTGATAATATTGATAAGATTGCATTAGAAATAGATGAAGATGATCATAAAACATATGACAAAGAAGCAGACAAATTTAGATCGGAACTTTTGCGAGCATTCAAAAATAGAATAGTTAAAGTACCGAAACCATCAAACATAAATGAAATCAAAATATTTTGATTTTTTAATTCATTAATCATATTTTTATCAAAATAAATATCTAATAAATTAATATTATACTTTTCTAAAATCCAATCTGAATTATTAATATTTCCCGTAATATTATTTGAATATGCTATTTGGATGTTAATTATTTTTCCAATATAATTTAACAAGTCAATTAAGTAATTATTTTGTCCAATATTACAAGCAAATAAATCCAATCGACAATCTGATAATAAATATGGTTTAATTATTTTAATAATATCTATAAATAGCTGTAACTGTATAAAATCAATTTTAACATTTAAATCAATATTTAAATTATTTAAAATAAATAATTTATTATTAAAAGGTCCGTGAAATATCCATCCGCATATTTCTAAACTATTTAATCTAATGTTTTTATTTTTGATAAATTTTGTAAACTTCTTATTGAATTTATCTAATGACCAATTATAGTCATATATAAATATAATTATACCACATTTTGCACATTTCAATAAATATTGTATATTTTCAATGTTTTTACAGGATTATAATAAACCATTTATTTGACAATTCTTCATGATCATATTATTGACAAGGTCTGATAAATTATTTATTTTCTGAATTACTTTATCTGTTTGTTTTTCCAATTTGTATATATATATTTTTTTTTATATATTTTCAAAAATATTGAAAATATATAAAATTGAATATATATTAATCAATTTTATATATAATTTATAGTAATGCCATTTAAAAATAACATAATTACTGGTCAGAGCCATTATGGTGATGATTTTACAATTTTAAAATTAGTAGATCCAAGTGTATTGATTAATAGTTTAAAAAATGGTTCAACAGTAGTACCCCCATTTCAACGTGAATTAGATTTACAAAAGATTGATATGATTCAAGATAAAATATTAAAACATTGTTCAACAAATTGGTTAATTCAACAAAATCCGATTCATTTGGGCTATATTGAATCAGAAATAACAGATAAGTTATATGTGATAGATGGACAACATCGAATTAAAGCAATTGAAAAAATATTAGATTTACAGAGAGATATTCAAATAGAGGTGTATAATAAAAAAATAGAGATAATTATAATTAAATTTGACACGATGTTAAGTATGAGGAGTCATTTTTTGGATATTAATATTAATTCAAATATAGAACCGATATATAAATATTTTGACGATGAAATTATTAAATCGACTATATTAAAATTGAAGAATCATTTAAAAACACAATATCCAGAATCATTTAGAAGATTATTAAAAAAATCAGATACAAATCATAATTATCATATTGACGAATTTATAAGACTATTCATACCAGAAGAAGTAAAAAATTTATATGATTTAAAAAATGAGGATTATGGAAATGCGAATGTGTTAATAGATAAAATGATGGTAGCTAATTTAATGGTCAAACAAAAGATATATTCATATCAAATAAGTAATATTAGAAAATTATATATGACTGATAGAGAATATGAAAAATGTTATGAAAATAGTTTTTATTTAGCATATGATAATATAGATGCAATAAATTTTATGTTAGAACAATCCGATGATGTAAATATTGAAGTTATATTTAAAACAAAACATAAAATATCAACAAAAATGAAAAAAGATGTATGGATCAAAAGAAATAGATTATCAATGATAGGTAAATGTTATGTTTGTACTGATAAAATAAGTTTTGATGATTTTCATTGTGGTCATATAATAGCAGAAAGTAATGGCGGTAAATTGTTGCTTGATAATTTAGAGCCAATTTGTGCAAGTTGTAATTTTACGATGGGTACAGAAAATTTATTAGAATACAAAAATAAATTAGTAAATTTTAGGAATAATATGGATTACATGAAAAAGATAACAATTATTTGATTAAAAATAAAATAATATAATATTTGTCTCCCAGAACTTATTTTATTCTTACGAACAGGGATATCTATTTTAAATAATATTAGAAGAGTAAATAATCATACAAATTATATAGATATAGTACCAAAATTATATAAAAATATATCAATTTATATTGATAAATACATTTATAATCATAAAAATAAAACCAAATATAAAAATATTAATTCATTTCAACAATTACTTTCATTCGATAACAATTTATTGTTTTATTCGCATTTTCACTTAATTCATGTCTTTTTTTATCTGATGATGTTGAACTATCTGTTAAACAATCATTTGTTGATGTATTGTCAGAACTATTTGATGATTTATTTTTGATACTATTATTCATATCATTATTAATATCATCAAAATGTTTTTCAATATAGTCTAATATTTTATTACTAATTGCCCATTTAAAAAAATTTAATTGTGCAATTGTAGTTATTAAACTGTGTTCATTAGTATATCTAAATGGAATACGAGTTTTTCTACAAAATGGATCAAATAATCTTTTTTTATACCCTTTGAGCAAAGATTTATAATCTAAATATACATTTACATATGAAGTTGTATATCCATTTCTTTCTATTAATGGATATACTATATTTTTTTTTTTTGCATAATTAGTAACAAACCAGTCTATTACTCGAATAGATAGTTTTGATTTACCTGATAAGATTGGTAATATTCTTTCCATTTCCTTGGTTGGCTTATCGTTCTTGTCCGATCCATAAAAATCATATAAATTGTTCAATATATCCTCATTATTGTTATTATTTTTGTTTAGGTCTGTTTCGCACGTAATTTCGTATACTAAGTTATTCATAATACTCTAATATTCAATAGTTCTTTATATAAGTTAAAGTATATTCATTTATGTATTACAAAAATATTGAAGTTTTAACTTTTTGATTTTCAGTGTAAAGATATATAGAAGTATATTATTATTAATAAGTATATAATGAGTACCGTACAAGTTTCTAATACACAAACCAAACAAACTAAACAAACTAAACAAGTAAAACAACCTATTCAAGAAGACAAAATTGAAACAATTGCACCAAATGTTGTTCAAATCAAACTTGAACAATCAGAACCAGCTATTGAAACAAAAGAAGTAAAAAAGAGAAGGAAAAAGTCAGCTAAACAAGAAATTATTGAAATGGTAAATGAATCAGAAGGCGAAGTTGTAGAATCTACACAAGAAGTAGAACCTGTTGAACAAGAAACATATGAAAACTATGAAGATACATTAAAAGCACTAATGGAAATCGATAAAGAAATTACTAAGTTACATCGCAAGAGAATTCAATTGTTAAAGATTCTTAATAAACTCCATAGTAAGGAAACTAAGCAACTCAAAAAGAAGACTAAAACACCTGGAGATAATACAAACAGAAAGAAAAGTGGTTTCAATAAACCAACTAAAGTACCAACTGCATTTTGTAATTATTTAGGTCTTGATCCTGAAATTCAATTACCAAGAACAAATGTGACTGCATTATTGTATAAACATATCAAGGAACTTGGAATGAATAGCAAGGAAGATGGTAGAGTAATTAATCCAGATGAAACTCTAAGAGAATTACTTATGATGAACGATGATGAAAATCTGAAATTCGAAAATTTCCAACATTTTGTTGCAAGAGTGTATAAAACAGAAAGTAGAAATGCGTCTGAAAGTGTCATTAATGTAAAGACTGAAGAAGTTGATGAAGAGGAAGAAGAAGAAGAAGAAGAAGAAGAAGAAGAAGAAGAAGAAGAAGAAGAATTAGAATTAGAAGAATAAGTAAATAAAACGGTATGAATTTTTTTATTAATAATTTTATTGCATAAACATATATTTGAATATTATGCAATAAAATTAGATTGGTATGTTGTACATAATTTTATAAGATTTATTTTTGAATGAATTATTAATTAATTCATGAACAATATGTGGATCATTATTATAAAAATTTAATAATTCGAATGCAGAATAATAATATTTGTTTATTTTGATTATTAATTCTGAATTATCGTTTGATTTATCTGATAAAAACATTTCAGATAAATCAGATAATCCTAAATTTGTTTTATCGATAAAAAATTTCTGATGATATTCTAAATTTATTATTTTTGTTAAAATATTATGATAATCAAAATTATGTAATTTACATAGTTCTAGTAATTCCCAGGGTTTGATTTTATGATTCGCACTTCTAGAATAATCACTACCTAATAATGATGCAAATTTACATAATTCAATAGACGACATGTTTAATTTATTTAAGATATCCTCATATATATATATATAATATTTTCCATTATATAGTTTTGCTAATATTGTACATCCTTGGACAATAATATCAGTATCTTCACTTAGACATACATGTGCATATTTATATTCAACTAATTTTGCACATAAAATATCTGTTTCGCTTGGTGAAATTACAAATGGAATATCATTATCATTCAAAAATTTTTGTAATCTATTTATATTTTCATATGACACACTAACTGATTGTCCAATCAATTTTTTCACTTTATTGTCATTTATTTCTGTTTCTTTTTCCAATAATATATCTATTAACGATGTCAATGCATTAGTTTTTTTATTTAATCTATATATTATTGTTTCATTTTTGAGTTCATCCGAAATACCATCAAATACATATATTGGAATAATATTGTATTTCTTGAATTTTTCGATTTGTTTTTTAAAAAGATCTACAAAAGTAATATTTATATTTTTTAATTTTTCTGCTCTAATATATTTATATAGATATAAATTTGTATCAATAACTATTTTTAGTGGTTCATCCATATTTAAACTGTAATATGATCTTAAATATATATTGAAAGAATTTATATCATCTAATTCTGTAATTAATTTTAATTGTTCAAGCATTGAATTTAATTTTTTGATGCCCATTAAATGAATTCCTAATTTTAAATTTAATATTATTTTTTGTTTCGTTTATATTTTTTACAGCCATTATATTGAAATTTACAATAAAGTTTTATTATAATGTCTATATTTCTTTGAAGTTATAAATTGATAATTTTAATTTTTTACAATTTGTCTGTATATTAAATAAATAATTATAATCATCTATATTTTCCACAATTTGTTTTAATTTATAATTTAAATCCGTTGATTTAGTAATTTGATTTTTTTGCGTGTCTATATTAAAATCATAACAATTTATTAATAATAAATATTTAATAAATATATATGAAAATGCATTTGTATATTGATTTATATTGTTGTGACTTGAAAAAATTTTTAAATCAGATATCCCATAATAATCAAATATTTTTTTACAATTAATTGCACCATTTATTATTTCACGATTAATCATATGGTTAAATAATACAAAATGGTCTATTTCATTATTATTATAATGTTTGACCAAATAATAATTCCATAATAGTAATGCATTATATTCAACATATGCTTCATTGTATAATATTGGATATGAATTAGTATTACCTACATGAAAATGTATATCTTTCTGTACAATATGTTCACATAAATTACATTTTATATCCAAATCTAAATTATGAATTAATTCATGAATCAATACTTTAAATAATTCATCTGATCTAAATAAGGTAACATAATTCTCTTTGTTTGTTTTCCATGATACACCTGTATTTATATTCATTGGATTAATACCATTATTTGGAATATCTTGTGTCCATTTTGACCAATCATACATAATGTATAAAGTATCATTTAATGTATTATTAAATGATTTTTCCATCGGTGCTAATAATATATTTAATATTAGTTTATGATCTTTTTTATATGTATCAATTAACCACTCAACTATATTTAATACATGAAATATTACATCATTCACATTTTTATTAGTTGTTATTTTAGAAGAATATATAATGTTTATTTTATGTTTTCCATTTGTTAATTTAATTAGTTGATCACATTCATATTCTAAAAATTGAATAAAAAGATAAGAAATAAAATGCAAATCATAATATATTAAACAATCTTGCCATTCTTTAGGATAATGCTTTTTTATACTTGTTGATGAGATTTTATTACTTTTTGTTGTATTATTGTCATAATTGATTGCAAATTCATATTCGGTATTATATTTTGAAGATAATTGTGAATAACTAATACAACCATTTAGTTTACGTGAATGTTTTTTTTCGGTATAATTATTTTTTTTGTTATTTATAACAAAAAATGTATTTGTATTATGTCTATCATAAAAATTACGTAAATTTTGTTTATTAACTTTACTGAAATCAATTATTTTTTCATTTTCAGACAATATTTTGTGATTATAAGATTTATATATTTTCATATCCATTACAATAAATATACAAAAAAAAATATTATATATTGTTCAATAATAAAATATAATCCATGCTATTGTTATTGAATTATATAATTAAATAGTTTATTCAATAACAATCGTATGATAATAATAATGATAAAATATAATCCATACGATTGTTATTGAATTATATAATTAAATAGTTTATTCAATAACA